GTAACGTGCTCCCAGCCTACCACAGCTGCCTTGCCCGAAATCCGCTATCTACTTGTGTTGGATGATTTTATCCATCACCGGATGTGACCAGAAGGACGCGAGTCCTCCGGTGAGAGTTAAGTGTTTGTGTATGTAATTTTCCAAATCTTCGATTTCTTCCATTGTGACACCGAACGTGTCGCTGAACCACCTCTTTTGAATTTGGGTGTCGCGACCGTTTGTAATATTGGTGCCGTCGGATTTGAATTCGTCATCGGAGCTAACGTACGTATACCATTTTCGCGCTTCAACATTGGCGTCACCACTCAGTTTCGAGTAAAAATCGTAAAAAACTCTTGACACGGGTACGTGTGCGTTAATTGGTCCTCCTAATTCGTTACCTTTCAACCGCATGAGTGGATCAAAAGGAACACTCGCGTCGCAGCACCAGCCCATCTTCGCAATCTTGCGGATAGGGCTCGGTACCAGAACAAAAGTGTCCCGTCCATTGCGGGTGATGGGCATGAAATAACCGGAACAATACGTGTGTACAGTAGGCAATGATAGTTTGGGTTTCAATCCAAATTCTTTCAAACGGGCCTCGACGTGCCAGAAGAAAACAACTTTCTCATTCTGGGTGGTGGTAATGGGGAACTTAACAGCTAGCAAGTTGTCGTCACCTAGTCCAATCATCTTGACATCAATGTGGCGCGGAGTCAAACCAACCATTTCCATGGCGTATTTAACTGCGTCAGTGTGTGCTACAAATTGAACGTGGGTGTTTCCAACGCCTGTGTTTTGGTCCCCCGATTTTCGTGTGAACGGAGTGGTGTAAAAATGACCGCGGCCGTATCCCTTGGTGTATGCTTGTCGTGATAACGCTTCTAGGGCGCAATCGGGTGGGCTGAATCTCTTGAAAAAATCAACTTCGGCGCAGTGGGCGCCGATACCTTGGGTTGAATCGTAAGAACTAAAGTCGTCCTCAGCGATCGTGTAACCGGTGGTGGTGAGATCATAATACCACTGTCCAATTCTTGTGTTGGTACTTCCACTTGTGTATCCGTACATAGGCCATTCGCGCGATGGTGCGTCGATGTCCACCTCCTTGAAAGGGGCACTGTATGCGTGGCTAACTGCGGTGATGAACGGACCAAGCGCCAAATTGGTGCTCGGTTTCGCCATACCTTGAATGCCTCGCGGTGCTTTCATGACCAGTGATTCAGTGACACTCGGTAGTTGTACTTCGGCTTTAATAAAGAATGACCTGGCATGGGCCTTCTTGTCTGCGAAATCCAAATCTCCGAGTTCGTCAAGGTACTTCTGGTAAATTGCTCTCTTGAATGGTGGTTGGCTGGCTATCCACGTTTGTGTGGTTGTTACCTCATAGTATGGACTAACAACGTCGTACATATAAGGGTTAACTTGGTCGAAAGCTTGTTTCCACATATCACGGTTAATAATGTCGGCGGGCACACCAACAATGTGTCGACTGCGTAATGATATCAATTCGTTCTCAAGTGTGGGAGCAAAAGTGCCTGGTAACATTCCAATATAGGCTGGGCCCAAGTGGAACACTTCCATGCTCTTAATCTGCTGATCACTGTCTGGATCGAAATAATAATCAAGTTTGGTCGGGACTTTGT